CCAAGCTTGAGTATCTGGCGGAGAAGAACGGGAAGGAAGTCCGCAAGGTAGACAGGTGGCTTGCTAGTAGCCAGACGTGCCACAAGTGCGGGTGCAAGAATCCCGACACAAAGAACCTTCGAGTCCGCGAGTGGGTGTGTCCAAATTGCGGAGCAAGGCATGACCGCGACGTGAATGCGGCAATTAACATTCTTACGGCAGGGACATCTGCCGATTGGTGAGGTTCAGGTAAGACCAGAAACTCCATAGAGGAGTTGGTGGCATGAACCGTCTACAGCCAAGAATCCCAACGGCTTCAGCGTTGGGAGTATGTCAAGCCAATTCTGGAATCTCTATCCTAAACCTAGGAATCTCTGGCGGAGGGCTAGGCGGTTTTCTTCCTACGGAGATATGCGCATTAATCTCGTTCCTCATCGTCTGCGCAACCTCGCACTTGGGATTCATTGAAAGAGCCTTGTCTAACAAAGAGAGGGCTTCGCCCCATTCTCCAACATAGAACTTTGCCTCCGCTAGGCATACTATCGGGCGCTCTGTCCAGGCATCCAATGAGAAGAAAGGATAATCCAGTTCTGGCTTCTCTATTGCTAGACACCTGTTCAGCACATCTATCGCCGTCCTATACTCCTTCTTCTTTATCAAAAGCATCCCAAGAATGAAGGGTGCATCCCTATCCTTCGGATTCTCGTTCATCGCTTTCCACAGCCAAAGTTCCCTCGCATTCTCGAATCCTAGATACTTGTAGCAGTCGGAAAGGAACTTCATGCTTGCCGCACGCTCTGATTTCCAAGTCGCATCTATGCTTTCGAGATGCTTGTTGAACCACTCGATAGCATCCTCATACTTCTTGTTCTGGAGGTATTCCCTCCCTAGCAGGTGCTTGTTTCTCGCTTCGCAGTTCGGGTCTCTACACTCCGCCTCTAGCATTGGAAGATACTTCCCGTGTTCATGTCTCGTCGGCCGGCTCTGCATCTCGAACTTCGGGTAGTAGATGAAGTTCTTTTCAGTCTTGTGCTCGATGTACTCATGTATTCGGCACTTCCAATACCACCCGTTAGGAGTGTGTATGCTATGCCGTAGGAACTTCTGCAAAGGGACTTCATCCCCATACCATACGGAGTAGGTGAAGAGTATCGCATTCGGATTGTGCTCGCTTTTCTTCCCTAGTTTCCAAGCCCTCTCTACCTTCTTCTTCCATCCCTTTTCAATCACATCGTCCATGTCACAGGCAAAGAGGAGATCGGCTTTAGGACTACACATCTTCATCGCTTCGTTTCTGGCGACGTCGAACCTAAAATCCTTGTATGTCTTCTCTACTACTTTCGCTCCGAGCTTCCGAAGTGTCTCCGCCGTCTTGTCGGTGCTGTTGTTCACGAGGACGCAGACTTCATCCGCCTCCTTGAAGCAGTCGTACCACCTTTCGGCTACCTGCTCTTCGTTCTTGGCTATCGTGTAGACAGAAACGAACATTAGCCAACTACCTTGTCGCAGATGGTGTCCTTGCAGAGCGCACAGACCTTTTCGGTATGCTTGGAATATCCGAAGTTTGCCAAGTCTATTGCATAGAAGATGTCTCCGTATGCTAGAACGTTTCCACAGACTCCGCACTTCTCGCTTCCCGTATCGTCTGTACAGGCGCTTCTCTTCGTGGAGGTGAGAGATGTCTTGCCGATAGTCTTTCTGGTAGTTTTGGAAAGGTGTTCGCCTATCTCGGCAATAGCCATGCCCAATGTGGAGACATCTCCCATTGTCCTCTTCTTCATCTGGGGCGGTTCTTCTTTAGCCTGTGGCTTTGCCTCTTCCCTTGGCTTGATGCAGACGGCGAGTCCGCCATTCCGTCTCGCTTCTTCTATGATCCGCTCAACGCTTCCGGTTTTCAATGGTTCTTGTGGCATCGCTCTAGTTCTCCTTGGACAGGAGAAATTATACCACACACTTATTGCGGCTTGCAACAGGGGGTTGGAGAAAATTACGATTTTTCACTCATTACAGACTTCGCAAACCTAACGAACATCGGCATGAAGCACATCTTGATAAATGCGGCATAAGGGTAATCCAACTCCGAAACGCATGAGTTCATGCACTGGAATATGGCATTCGCGCCCATGTCCGTCATTCGTCTTACCATGCCTCTAGCGCATCGCATTATGTATTGAGCCTCAATGCTTCCGTTCTCCGTGCAGTTTTCTGCATACGGAGCAAACTGGCAGAGCGAAAGGATAACGGAAAACATGCTCGCAAAGTGCTTCCGTTCATTCCCCTTAGTCATGGTAATCGTATTGACGTGTGCACGCCTCTTGAGAAGCACCTTGTCTATGCACATGGCCTTGTCTGCAATATAAAGCCAAGCAACCGAATAATAGTTGTCCCCATGATAGAAAGCATTGCACTTAGGAATGGGCTTGTCGAGTAGGGTTCTCTTGAAGAGCCTTGTCGGGAAAGCGACAAAGAAGGATTTTGCCTTGATAAGGTCGTAAAACAACTGCTTCCCCGTCTTCACCACGTTGCAGCAACCGCTGTCAATCTGGAAATGGGCAGCGAGCCTGTCTTTGGTGTTTTTCTCGCTTTCCGTATGCTGCTCATTGTTGAAGACTTCAGGAGTGAAGATGATAGTGTCCAAATCATACTTTGTGCAGAGCGAATAGCATGCCTCGTAGCAATCCGGCGTCACTATGTCATCGGAATCCATGAAATGAACATACTCGCCCTTCGCTTCCGATAGTCCCGTCCATCGCGCCTCATATGGCCCCTTATGCTGGCAGCGGACCATCTTCACGTTCGGATAGGATTTCCCAGTTTCTTCCAGAAGGTCTTTCGTCGCATCCGAAGACCCGTCATCCACCAGAATAACCTCAATGTCTTTTAGCGTTGAAGCAAGGACAGAGCGAATACATTCTCCGATATACTGCTTCCGATTGTAGCATGGTATGACAACAGAAATCTTTGGAGTGTTCATCTTTTGCCTTTCATTTGCCCCTTTTCTGAGAAGCCCCTACTTCTTTGCCTTCTTGAAAGCGTCGATGGCATCCGACACCTTCTTGATGATTCCGTCGAGTTCCGTCTCGCTCACCTCGAAGTCCTCCAATGCCTTGGTAAGTTCCTCGATTGCCGCGAGAATCGCATTGAGCTTTTCCTTGCGGTCTTCGGACAGGTCTTCGGAGTGGTTTTCAATGATTGCACGGAGGAATGTATAGGTAGCCTGTGCATCTCTGAGATACTTCGCGCCGACCTCCTTGTTCGGAATCTTTCCGAGAACCTGCATGTTGAACTGATTGAGGACATACTTTATCAGTCCTGGCAGTCCACCAGTGAGAAGAGAAAGTGCCGCCTTGGTTTTGCTGATGTTCATGGGTTGTCTCCTTTTCCTTCTTGTCCTGTTATGGGGCTATGCCGCCTGCAGCCGCAGCCTTTGCCGACCCTAGAAGTAGCTTCACAATAAACCCGCTCCCGCCCGCCGCCGCTACGTATCCTAGGAGAGTCCAAAGCATTTTTGCGCCTTTCGCCTTTTGCTTCCACCCTTCCATCTCAACCTTCATGCCCTGCACGGTAGAAGTAAGGTCGGAGAGCCCAGTCTTGAGTTCGCCAAACATGGTTGCGGGGATAAGCCCTGACTTGATCTCATTAACGGTATGTTCTACCCTTTTCAGCCTGTCCGCCGTATGGGAAGTGCAGAGCCGATACTCCTGCTCTATCGTCTTGCGGACGGCTGCAATCTGCGCGGGGTCTCCGCTCGCCTCCGCGAGATTCAGTTTCTCTTCAAGCTGTACTCTACGTTCCTCTGTCATTTAGTTCTCCTTTATTATAAGGGGTTTTCATGGGACATTGAACAACGAAAAATCATCATCAGAAGATACTTTATAGTCCACTATTAGAGTTTCGGTTTCTTCATTATACTTGATGTCTACCGTGCTATCAGTGTCTCCTACTACCACTTCTATCTCATATCCATGACATGTCGGCTTCTCATATGGGAAAACCACATTAAACACAAAGCGCCAGATTGTAGCCTGCCTGCCTTCTTGGTCATAAAGCCTAAGCAGAGCAAAACCACGGCCAGGGAAGAATTGTTCAGTCTCACTGCTCGTGTATGAGAGTTCGAGCAATTTAGACCCGACGGACTCAGAGTCAAAGTTTTTCACTATGCTTCCAAAAAATAAAGATGCAGTAAATCCAGTCAAATCTGCTTTCGTGTTTATCTGGATCTTGATAGGGGCATTGCCAGAAAACGTAGTATCGTTTCCTCTAATAATCTTTACCTCTTTCAGTCTTTTTATCATTGGAAGCCTCTTGCAAAATGCCAAATAATAAAAAAAGAGACAACACTGTTCTCCGCTAGGCCGGCAAACAGTGTTGTCTCAGATTGGGCTATTAGCCCAGACTGCTACTTCGTCTTCTTGGCAGGCTTCTTCGCCGTCGGGCGCTTCGCAGCCTTGACGAAAATCTTGCCTCCCTTCGGAAGGGTCATCCTATCGACAACAACCTTCGTCATAGGCTTGGCAAGTCCCTTCTTTGCGGACTTCTTCACCGCTGGGGCTGCCGTAGGCTTTGCAGGCTTCACCACAATCTTCTTCGTGGCGATCTTCTTGACGGCCGGCTTCACCTTCGTGAGCGCATTCTTTGCCGTCGGCTTCTTCACGGTCTTGACGGGCTTCTTTGCCGCCGCGACCTTGTTCTTCTTGACTGCTGGCTTCTTCGTTGCCATTGTCTTACTCCTTGTTTTTTTACCTTGTGAGTTAAAAATCAGAACGGGAGATTGTCATCTTCAACAACCATATCGTCATCATCAGGCTCCGCTGGAGCAGGCATATTTGGCTTCCCCTGCTGGAGAATGTCAATCTTCCATGCCTGGTTCTCGCAGAAGCACCTAGTCGGCGAGTTGTCGTCCTTGGACCAGAGACGTCCAGAGAGCGAGAAGTGAACCTTCACCTCCGCTCCTTCCGTGAGGGAATCCGCGAGAGAGCACTTGTCCTTGGTCAGGGTGAACGGAACGATGTTCGGGTATTGGCTATCGCTCTTCTCCTTGACTCGGAACTCCCTCTTCTGGAATCCCTTGCTCCCGAACGTCTGTGTTGGGAACACCTCTGTGACGGTTCCTGTGAACTCGTATTTCATTTTTCTGTTTCCTTTCTAAGAATGTGGATTGTCTGAGCGAACGGATACACGTCCTTGCTTGTGTGTGCCAGATGGCAAAGCAGTATGATAGACATCTGGTGCTTTAGCGCAAATGCGCTCAATATGGCTACGAGGTGGTCGGTGTCGAGCGGATTCCCGTTCACCTTAAGCAACTGAACAAAGTCGATGATTGCGGCTTTAACCCCATTGTCCCGCAATGACTGCAAGTAAGGAAGCAGTTTCGTAATCTCACCCACTTCAGAATAGAAGAACAATTTGTTCTTCGTTGCATTGATTATTTCGCTTGGCGAAATCTTCCATTCAAGATGCTCATAGAAAGCATTCTTCGTCATGTCCAATGAAACATAGGCGATAGGATATTCCGACCTAATGCAATCGTTGATGCACCCTATCGCAAGAGAAGTCTTCCCGATGGCAGGACGCCCAGCAACTACATGGGCTCCTATCCTGTATGCGAGTTCGTAATACTCGTAAGGGAATACATAAGCTTCTTTTGCTTTGCCCTTCTTCTTTGGATTTTCCTTTGGTTTTGTGTCCTTCATTTTTTACCTTTCTTCTTGATTAGATAATCATGTCGTCGAAACTGTCCACATAAGCCCTATCCTCTTCTGACAAATCAGCGGAAGGTGTTGTCGGGGCTATGCTCATCTGCTTGTTCAGGTTCTCTACGGTCGCATGAGTTGCCTGCGAATGCATCTCCTCCTTCGCCGTTGCCTGTGCAACCATGCTCACCATTGAAGGTGGTGCCGCCTCTGCCGTTATGGGCTTAGCCGCTATCTCCTTTGCCTCCGAAATCCTACCGCTATGCTCCTTCAAGAGGGCATTGTATCGTTCGATGTCCCACTTGCTCAACTGGTCTCTTATGTGTGACGGTATCTCCAATCCGAGCTTTCCGCACACCTCTGCGCACTTCTGTGGCCAGAACATCGGATAGACCACCGCTCCGTTCTGTTCAGCCGTCTTGAAAGGCTCTTCCAGAAATCTCCAATCGGCCATTATCCTATGGTACTTCTCCGCCTTGGACTCCTCATCGTTGCCTATGTACCATCGGAATGCCTGCTGGAACACCACGAACGGAAGTTCACCAGTAGGCCCGTTCTGGTTCTTAGCGAGGTTCCAAGATACTGCGGCTACCGCCTTAGACCTCTCGTCGTTCAGCCTGGGGTCGTTAGTCTGTTCGAGATAGTACAATGGAGGATCGCTCTTCCATGCCGCTATTACTTCTGCAACCTTATGGAGAAGCACAACCGTAGTAGCATCCTGCTCCAATGCACCAGAACCACGGAGGTCAGACAGTTCGGGCGGACGCTTGCCGTTAGGATCTTTCACGTTGTCGCGGGACAACTGCGACAGCACAATCACGGGCATGAGACATTCATTAGCCAACTGCTTAAGAACGCCAGATGCATATGTGGCAATCTCATATTCGGAAGTCGTGTCCTTTACCTGAAACCTCTGAATGAAGTCCACCACCAGAATATCTAGTTTCCCTGCCCTATGCCTTACCTCCGCCCAAGCCTTTAGTTTGTCTACATTTGGCTCCACCGTCCATGTGATAAGCCCAGCATTTCCCTGTTCGCTTATCTTCTTAGATGCTTCCCTCACCCTATACTGCTCATCGGGATTAGTCCATCCCTTCTCGCATCTCTTCGGAGACACCCAAGAAAGGTTGGCTATCGGCCGCTTGATTAGTTCCGTCACGGACATGTCGAGACAGTCAAATGCAACCTTGTATCCAAGGTCGTTCCAGAACGTGCAGCACTGCAGGACAAACGATGTCTTTCCCACAGACGGTCGAGCGGCAACTATGTGAAGCCCAGGCGCAAGTCCGCCCGTCATGTGCGACATGCAATCCCAAGGGTATGGGATTCCGGGAATGTAATTGTAGTTGTGCTTTACGGCGAACTCCTCATAGGACTTGTCGTATGAGGCCTGCATGTTGTCAACAAGGCTCGCTATGTCAATCCCGGATTCTGGGCTTTCGTCCTTCTGAATCTGCTGAATCTGCTTGGACAGTTCAATCATCCTCGCCGTGTTGGAAGCGAACTTCCCTTCGGCTTGAATGTTGTTCATCGCCTCATTGAGCCTACGCCCTATTGCCGCCTCCTGCAGGATAGGAGCATAGGCTTCAATCGTCGTAGTCTCATCCTTGTCGGCGGAATCACGAAACCTCTTCGCCTCGTCGATGAAGGACGGAGAAATCTTCTGCCCGAAGTATGGAGACTTCTTCCTAGTGGAAATCCTAACAGCTTCTTCTATGATGATGAGCGGCTTTATCTTGTCTATGGGAGTCTTCTTCCGAACGCTATCTATCGCCGCCCATATCAGTTTGCACGACTGGTCTGAAAACCAGTCAAGGTTGGCTTTCACCTTAAGCGCATCTGGAATCCGTTTCGGTGGATTGTCGAATATGCACCCTAGGAATGCAAACTCTATCTCTTTCGGCTGCCGCATCCCTATAGTTCTCCCCTAAGAATCTTCTCCATCGCCTCTCTCTCAGCCTTGCGGCTGCTGATTCGCTGCATATCGGCTACTTCCTCATTCGTCATCTGCGAGGCTAAACTAGCCTTGGTCTCAAATTCCGATTCTATGTCCTTGCGCTTCTCTTCAGCCTCTGCTCTCTTGATTTCATGTATCTTCTTGTCGAAATCGAGAGCTATGAAATGGATTGCAGATGAGATATTAGATAATGCATGTTTGTCTCTCGTGGAAACCCAGTTACCTTCACGAGCTAATTTATTGTAAGCATATTGGCAGAATTGTTCTGAGCAAACCAGTTTCTTGTTCTGGAATACCCAATTCCTTTCCAAATATTCTTTCAATGCTGCTGCATTAGGAATCCTCTTGTGCCAATCTGCTATTTTTTTCTTGTCCCTGTCTGTTAGAGTAGGCTCAATCTTTCGATATTGTTCTGAGAAATAACCAGATTCTTCCGCAGTCATATCCAACGGAGTCATAGTAATCCGCTTCTCTGGGTACTCTTCCTTCTGTATAGGTTCAGGCTTGTCGGATATCGGTGCTTCTAATGTCTGTTCTTCATTATCCACCTCATAGTCTTCCGATGAAGTTGACGAACTACCATACTTCCCATGCCTGATAGCCGCTCCAATCCTTCCAGCCATAACCTTCTTGGGGTTCTTGCCGCTACAATCCGCTTCCCACATCCTGCTATTGATGTAGTCCGCTAGCATATTGTATGTGTCTCGTCTCACTCTATCGCACGGAGACAAGCGGCTTCCGTCGAAAGGCTTCTGAGGAGGCTCATACGGCAGTTCATAAGGATTCTCTGGAAATGCGATTGCGGCAAAGGTTTCCCAAGCGGCAAGCCGCTCTTCGGGAGTCTCCCTTTCCATAATCCACCGAACTTGCCCTTCCAAGAGGACAATGCTCTTTACCTGTCTGTCTTTTCCACTCATCCTAACAACCGCCTAGTTGTTGAAGGACACACATTATAACATATCCAACTTTCGGGTGTAAAGGGGCAACCCAAACTTAATTCATTTTCGTGCCGTAGAGGCAGTTGTCCATCACCGCTCCGTAGGAAAACTCCCGCTCGAACTCATCCCAAGTGACAAGGGCGAACCCATAACTCCCCCAGTCTTCGCCCCAGGAGTTCTGGATTATGATGCCATCTGGATTGTATCCGCAGCAAAGCACGGCATGTCCGCCAAGAGGCGTGTTCGTGGTAGGGTCTTTGCCGCTAATCGTTGTCTTGTTGCGATTGCAGTAGTACCACTCTTTCGTAACCATCATCCCGAGCAGACAGCATCCAAACTTATGTACGGCATACTTGACCTGCTCCTTGTTCCGAAGCACCTTCACGGAACACATGGTATCGTCGAAATATCCCTTGTCGAGAACCGCCTGATAGATTGCGGTAAGCGTTGTTCCGTCAGTATTAGGCTCTCCGTCTAGTTCCTTTGCAATCTCATACAATGGTGCCGCATCTATGGTTGGCGGTATGTCTTCCTTCCTCCAAATGATATTGGAGACAAAACCCGCAGCCGCATATGCTGCGCACCATGGCTTGCTTCCTTGGTCGGTAGTCCTCGTGCAATAGTCTCGCAGGTCTATCGTTTCTGGTGCGACAAACCACCCCTTTGCCATCTCGAGCACGGGATACTTTTCTAGGTTACGAGGAGTAAGCAGCCCCCATCTAGTGAAAACCTTCTTGCGCTCTTCTGGCGTTCTATACTTGTATGTCCTTTCCGTACTAGTATGTCGTATGAACATCGGCTTCTCATCGGAGGTTTCAGCCTTCTTCTTAGGAGGTTGGGCAAGCCCCTCGATTTCCTCCTTGAGCTGCTTCACAGCAGCCCTATCAAATACCTCCTGCTGCTCTCTCACCTTCTGATGCGCTTCATAAAATGTAGAAAACAAACCTAGATGTGCATCATAGCTTTGTTTTGTCATGAGACCAACTACAAAAAACTTGGCAAGTTCATCTTGAAGTTCACAAAACATCCTCTGATACTGTGCTTCCGCCAATGCAGAACCTAGAATCTGCCTTGCATCCTCATATGCGAAGTCTAGTTTCCTTAACTTCCTCCTAAGATAGCTAACATCATTCCACCCATTGTTCTTATTCGTATCCATCTTCTAAAAACTCCTCATAATCCTTGCCGTCTTTGAAAAGAACCGTCACGAACTCATACTTGCTGGAATCGTACACCACCTCTATCTCTCTTCTAAAGTCCTTCGGAAGCAGGTCCTTCGGGACAGTGAAGTGCATCTTGGTGTTTGATTCCCTCCATGCGGGAGAAAGTTTGTTCTCCTTCAATCTCCTCTTGAGTTCGGCATCGTCTATTACCGCTCCAATCCTTTGTATGCACCGCATCACAAAATGACGATGAAGGTCTTCTGGCTTCTTCTTTTTCTTTGATGCCCAATGCCCCTTCATTACTTCTCCTTCGCCCACCAAGGGACATAAGGCGGAAGCACTGGGTCTCCCGTATCCTGCACCGTGTCCGTTATGTTTGTTGGCGAAACTATCGGCTGCGGATTGTCTCCGCAACCTCCGTTCCCAGAGCAGCACCCGCCTAGTAGAATCAGTGCCGCAATGCCTATAGCTAGAATCTTCTTCATTTCCAGAATGCCTTTCGGGTCTTGATTTCCTCTTCGTCGAGACAGAACCTAGCCCGCTTGAAGTCTTCGTATGTCTTCTTGCAGGCCGTCATTAGACGTTTCATCTTTTTTGACGGACGAGTCTTCTGCGACCTTACAATCCCCATCGCGGCATTGTAGAGTTCATCTATGTTTTTATAGGCGAGATAACATAGTCCTAAGTCGTATTGAGTATATCCCGGATTCTCTTCATCACCGGCTTCTAGTGCGCTGAAAGTCTCTATGTCGGCTTTGAAGAACGGATACGGTCTGTCACATGAGCATCCCATAGCACACCTCATGCAATCTCTATCTGCTGGTTGCGGAGAACCGTGAGTGCCGCCTTGTGCGATTCCTCATTTATGTCCCCGCACAAATCCTGCAGAAGCACAATCTTCTGGTTGGGCATGTAAGCACGGAGAAGCGAGCAGTTCGCCGCACAGCATATGCTCGTGCAATACCCTACTACATCAACCTCTTCGATAGGGCCATACTTGTGTATCATTTCTCTAATGAACTGCCATACAAGCGAAGTCCCGAACGTAGGCTTGTCCACTACAGCAATATCTCCACGATTTGCCAATGTCTGCAACTCCCCTACGAGTTCCCATCCCTTCGTCTGGTGAATGCAGTGAGGGACGGGAAGTTTCTTCCCCTCCAATGTGTTCAGGTAGTTGTCGTGGTGTGTATCGCGGGTTGCAATCACAACATCCCCATTCGCAAGAAACTCCTTCACCTTCGCTATGATTCCATCCGTGTTGCTCTTTGCGGGATATCTGTAAGCCAATGCTCCGCCCTTCACGAAATCGTTCTGGACGTCAACAACTACGAGCACTTTTGTTGCCATTTCTTCTCCTTGTCTTTGTTTGGTTTTTGGGTTGCTGGTATTATACCACACCAGTTAGGCGGGTTTCAAGGGGGTGTCGGAGTTTTTACCTTGCATTCTGCCGATTTCCTCCATTGCGCTTTTGATGTTGGAAAGGCCGTCCTCCATCCTACTAATAGCCCATTGAAGACTATCGGCATCTAATGCCTTTATTATGTCGCTACACTTCATTAGCAGGTCTAGCCGTTTTTTCATTTCATCGTCTTTGACCTTACAGTCTCCCATGTAAATTGGGAATCCTAACTTGTAGAGGATTGTCCGAAATTCATTTGCCTCTTTCTGGAATCGCTTATAACTTTCCTCTTTTTGTGAATCCCAAATCAAGGACTTCTGCCCTCTCTCATATCCCTCATCGAACTTCTTTTGGAGTTCTTTCGCAAGTGTCTTCTTCTCTAAGTTCTGGCTAATAGCCGCTCGGAGAAAAGATGCGGCAAAACTCCTCTTGATTCTCCTATCGGCATCATCATTGAGGGTGAGAGGTTTCTTCTTCGTAATCAGTTTCCCATTCTTGACGGCATATACTCCCCACTTCGGAGGTATGATTGACATATCTATGATTTCCGCAGGTGCGGCGAGAGAATAGTAGTCTATCTGATCAAAGATTACATTGTGCTTCTCTGGCTCTTCTAGTTCTCTCCGCAAGTCCGCCTTGCTTATCTTGATCTCGATAACTTCAATCCTATACCCGGTAGAGGCAAAACAATTCATCGCCACAAAATCGTAGCGGCGGTCACTCCATCCGGTCGTCCTTTGGACTTCTCCTGCAATCACCCATTCGCGGGTACTAGAATACTTCTGTGCCAGCAACTGATAGATATCGTTTGCCGTTATCTTGGTCTTCGCAGGAATAGTATTGTCTTTCTTAGCAGTCTCATCATCTTCTTCTACGGAAGTCGTAGATGAAAACAAATCAAGTTCTTTGGATTCTTCGCTCATTAGTCTACCGCACTTTCATGTTGACATACCCCCAACACTGAAGCTGTTGGGATTCTGGGTTCAAGCGGCTCATGCCACCATCTCCGCTATGGAGACCGTGGTCTTACCAGAGCCTCGCCCATCGGCAGATGTCCCTGCCGTTAGAATGTTTATCGCCGCATTCACGTCGCGGTCGTGGTGAGTGCCGCACTGTGGGCATACCCACTCGCGGACGTTTAGGTTCTTTGTGTCTGGATTCTTGTGCCCACACACATTGCACGTCTGGCTACTTGCCAGCCACCTATCCACCTTGCGCACCTCTTTTCCGTGCTTTTGGGCAAGCCACTCCAGTTTGGCAACAAATTCCGCAAACCCGTAGTCTGACACCTTCCGTCCCCAGAGCCGCTTCATGCCCTCCAAGTTCAAGTCCTCTATGCAGATTACATCGAACTCCTTGACTATCGCATTGGCGGTCTTCCACTGCCAGTCGTTGCGGCAGTCCTCTATCCTGCGGTGCATCTTGGCAACCGCTATCCGTGCCTTGCGGTCTCCCCTCATGAAATCTTTTCATAAACGATTTGCGGGGTTCAGTCATTGATTAATCCTCTCCGTAGCATCGTGAAGGGATTCAGACAATGCCTTGTATGCCACTTCCGTTGTAGCGATAGCGCCTTTTATCAGCCCAAATGCCATCGGATATTCAGACACATCCAAGGCATTTAGCGCTTCCTTTAGCAAACCATATGCCAGATTTACATTTCTGCCTGCTTCCATCAAGTGTCGTTCAGACCAAGTCATTTGTTTTGCCCTCCATTAGAATTATTTGGAATCCCAGTCAGATTCAAAAGAGCAAGTTCGTTCATAATTGCAACCGAAAGTCCGTTGCCGTCTAGCCGTCCAGCCGCAAACTCACCATTGTGGAATCGCAAATGATTGATTACTGTCTTATAAATCTCGATCACTCGTTTGTCGAACTGCCTATTCCACAATTCTATAGCCTTCTCTGGATTGTATGACCCAGTCCCGGTTGCATCACACTTGCAGCAATTCACCCAATATACGATTCTCCCCTTGGAATCTGTAAGCCAGTCCGCAATCCTCATTACAGTATTTCCGCAAAATGGACAAGGAATTATCTTCTGGCTAGTCAATGTCATATCTTCCATTCCTCCTTCGCTTTCTGTCCTGCCTCTATCGTGTCTGCGAGTTCATTGAGTTCCTTTGCAACTCTTTTGTTGTCATGGCAGAAAAGTTCCTGCTGCCCCGCATAGTTCCGCAACCTTTCAACTATGTTAGTGTATGATAGCAACGGAACCATCCTAGAACTAGCATTGTCACTTCTCTCCTCTGGTTCGAGATTGCTCCCGAATAGACCGACTCTATACATCAATCCAAACATCCATCACCTCTTAGCATCATCCAACTTGTCCCAGACCATCGTCCTACTTCCGTCAATCTTGCTCTTGTAGTTGTCTTCTTCTCTCTCAAGCGGAGACCATGGGTGAGTTATGGAACACTTCTTTTGGTTGTCCCTAAACCAGATTTCTTCTGGACACTTTTCTAGCTTGTCATGGTTGAATTCCATCTCTTTGAGAATTTCATCTTTCCCCAAGTCGAAAATCGCCTTGCATCGCCCATACCATTCGGACTCTACATCAAGAGAGAGATACCGTAGTATCGTGTAACCAAGTTCTATCGTTACTCCACCATATGAGAGAGTGGCATACTGCTCCCGATCCTTCATTGGAACAAGCTCGCTGCCAACTTGTTCGGCTATTGGCATGAACGGACGGAGCCGCAGTTTAGAAGTCTTTATCATTGAAGAATTCTCCTACTTCTCAATTTCCGCCAGCAGCCATTCGGAGAAGTCCATCTTAACCGTTCCGTCTGGGTCGCAGTTCTTCAAGTCTCCGCTCCACTCCCACCACTCCGCATGAAGTCTATCCTTGTCTCCATCGAACCTGTCGCAGTTTCGGCTTGGCTTCTGAAGAGCCGTGTTTATCTTCTCGATAACATCCTGCCTATCCTTGGTGTGAGCACCGCAAGGCTTGAAGATAAGTTCACTCTGCACTTCCTCAAGAGCCGTGCGAATCGCCGCCATGTTTCCATAAGGCCTGTTGCAGTTCGCCAGTGCCCGATTCGCCGTCATGTACACGAAATCGGCACACTCCTTAACATGTTGCTCCGTGGCGATACCTTGTAGAAGTTTAGCCCAAGCCCGCAACCCTTCCATTTCCTCCTTGCACTTAGTTGTAGTCTTTCCAGCAATCGCAAGAAGCATATGCTTCAGTCGCAATGCGGATTCCGTGAGCTTGTCGTCGTCCGCCAAGGCATACTCCTTTAGGAGCATCAGCGCATCTTCTTCTCTTTCATCTAGTTCTTTCATTTCGACTCCTTATTGCCATCATCCGTGAATATCACGTCCTCAATCTCTTTCTCATGCTCTATGAGCCAGTTCACGTCCTTGCCGTCAACCTTGATAGAAGCCTCTTCCACTTTCCTTGCCGTCCGCCCCAACGATTCCTCCACCTTGGCTAGTGTGAGATCGTCTTCCTCGGTAATCCAATCCGCAACATAGTACAGTTTGTCGCTCCCCTCTACCATCCCGAACAGAATAGGGTCGTGCAACTTGCGCTCTATTATCTTGTCCTCCACAAAACGGAATGCAGACAAGTCCTTGCGGAAGAACATGACGCAGTAGTTGTCGAATATTCGGAGGTCATCCAGTCCTATCTTCTGCTTAGCCACTTCCATCGGAAGCAAATCGGTGTAGTTGCACAGGTAATCCACAACCACGCCCTTCTCCGCCTTAAGCATGAAGTCTATGATGTCCTGTTCGGTCAGATACTTGCCGTATCCGTTCTTCACCATCGCAATCTCTGCCGTCACTACGTTAAGGTATGCTTTTAGAAGTTCGCTCTGCGACTGCTGCCCGCTCTTCTGGAGCATGATGAGCAGTTTAGATGCTGACTCTCTAGCGGCAAGCATCTGTTCGCCGAGGACAGGTTCGCGCACCTCTTTCTTCACCTGCTCAATAACCTTTTCCGCATCAACTCCCTTTGACTTGAATATGCTTGCCAGCCTTGTCCAGAAGCCCTCCGGCACATGGAATGACTTCAACGACTCACCCATTGCTCTCTGATAGTAGTATGGTGAAGTGCTATGCCTTATGTGCAAGCGGCTATCTTCTTCTGGCGTCTCACTGAAAGCGGACGTTAACTCCATAGAAGAATCATCTGTGGCAATATCCTCTGTGATGCTATCATACTTCGATCGCCTCTTCCACTTAGGCAGATTGCTGTCGCAGTAGAAATGCAGCAAAACATTCAGATGCGGACGGTTGAACTCATCTATCGTCACGCAGGGGTGTTTGGTGTAGTGTCCTTTGCTCATGTCAATTCCTCTCTCTTCTTGTCATATACACACTTTGGGTATTGCGGCGGATACGTGGGATACACTATCCCATGGCACTCGTCATCCCCTTGAAGAAACTCGCATCCCTCCCTCGTACTCTTGCACCTAGGGCAGCATTGCCGCAACGCATCAAACTCCGAAGAAGGCTTCTTGTCGTCTTCGACTCTTCCAGCATCGTCGTTGTCTGGAGCCACGGAAACGACACTATCGTTTGGAAGCAGTGGTTTCTTCTTGAAAACAGCCGTCAGAATAGAAGCTACATCTGCAACACTTACAATACGAGGAAGAGGCTCTAGTTCTTTTCCGCAATTTCTGCAGAACTTGTCACCGGTATCGACATACTTCTTGCAGTTCCCACAGGCAAAACTAAAAAGCACTCCGCTTCCGAGAACGTTTATTGCCTTGATTTCCATTAGGCATCACCCTTCCTTAAATCCTCTATGAATTCACGGCAAGTTTCCTCATCCCAGTCAACGATTTTCCCATCTTCAATCGTAAGAATGATGTAGTCCCCATACCCATCATTGTCAATGGAAAGGAAGTCAGGAACATACTCACGATATTCAAGACCATCATACTTGATGCCGCAGCAATCGCACACCTTGTAGTGAATCTTCGCTTTTGTTTCCTTTGGCCATCCGATGATTTCTCCAGTTTCAATGTCAATGTCGAGTTTCCAGCACCATCCGTCCTGCGTCCCTTCTTGTTTCACCAAAAAAGGCATCTTTGGATTGTCGTTATCCTCACGCTCTCCATTGATGTATGCATCCTCTGGATAGCGTGGCTCCGCATCAATGTGGATAATGTCCTTCAATGGGTTGCCGTTCGCATCCTTGCCGTGCCAGTTGTCGCAGACATCCGTATCGTTCACTTCAAAGAATGCATCCTCACCAGGCTCGGCCGTCTTGTCTTCATTCTCTGGACATGAACAATACTGCTAGTAGGTCGCACCGAAGTCGTCCTCTGAACAATCGAAGTGGCAACAGTTTGCACAGCACTTTGCTTTCCGCAGGTTGCACTTCTTCTTTTTTGCTTCTAGTTGTTCTTTCACTGCTTTACCTTCCTTCTTCTTCTGCTACAAGATTGTTGTACCGCACAAAGTTCCCAAGGTCGTCGAAGTTTGGACCGGGGATCCGAACAATATCCGTCTTGAACTTGTTCTTAAGATACAGTTCATTGATGTGAACCTTGAACTCATCGCTACCGACATCCTTACGAATATACTTGTCCAAGTCCTGATATGTGAATCCCAACTTGTCCTCATCAGACAAAGGCTGCAATCCGTCTATCGGAATCTTATGGATAAGGTGATGTGGAAGTTCAAGCCAATCACCCAACTGCCTAATCTCTGTCACTGTTAAACCTTGAATAGGGGCATAGGAGCCAGTATCGTCACCAAACAGTGTCTCATACCCAACAACCGACTCACTTAGGTTGCATGTGTTCAGAACTATCCCTCCAACCGTTTGTGCAAATGCATATAGAAGACTCATCCTCAATCGGGCAGGTAGATTTGTCATTGTGTCGTAAGACACAATAGGAATATCGTGGTCGTTGAACATCACTTCCTTCAAATGATTCACGAAATCGAGATATGCTCCTTCAATGTCTATCGTACTATTTTTTATACCTAAATACTTGCAGACTTCGATTGAGTCATGAATATCCTTCTGCCCCGAATTTGGCATCATCAACCCATATACATTCTCTTTGCCGAAGATGTTTGCAGCCAATGCCGCAACGACGGTGGAATCTTTTCCTCCGCTGATGCCAACCACCCATGTGGAAGCACCAACCTGTTTTGCCCAGTCCTGCCAGTGGTTTCTTATCCGCAGATAAGCGGAACGAGGATTGAATTCGTACTGATCCATTATTTTCTCTCTTCCTGTTTCAGGTGTTCACAAATCATCACAACATTGTCCATGCTAGTCATAAATTCCTTGTCATCCGTCTCGATTGCGATGGAATTTTTATATTGCCTCCACCTCTTCACATTGACTTTCTTGATGCTTCCGTCTGGCATCTTGATGATAGCCTCTACAACTGCCCCCTCTGGGGCATAGACTATTTCTCCGTCCAGCAGTTTTAGCTTTCTATACGTGTCGGGGTTGCATCCACCAACACCTAGCAATGCAGTAAGCATTGCAATGGCTATCGTATTCCTCATCGTCGTCTCCTTGTTCCTTAGAGTGGTTCTTCCGTAATGTCAACTTCCTTCAACTCGCCCTTCGCAGCCTCCAATGCAACTCTGCAAAGTTCCTCCGCAAACTTCTCCGGGTCAATCGGAGCTCCCTCTTTTGGCGGCATTACAGAGACATGGATTCCCAATAATCCTCTATTCTTCTTGCGCCATACTACAATCGCATCCCAGCGCTCTTCCCAAGTCTTGCTTTCGTCTGAAAACAAGCCCTCAATAAACTCCACTTGCTCTTTGTCTAGTTCCATGGCTTATTCTCTTCTCACTTGAAAACCATCTGGCTTCCTTCTGTCGCCTTGTTCGCCGCTTCCAGTTTCTTCACGAACTCATTAGTCTGCTGCACGGGGTCTGGCTTTTCCAAGTCTTCCATGACGGGGACAACATAGAGCGAATCGCCGTCGCCATCATACTGGCAGATAACAACATCGCACTTGTCGAACTTGTCTAGTTTGTCTTTTAGTTGCCATATGTTGCAAGGCAAAGTTATGAGAAGTTTATTTGCCATCGTTCTTCTCCTCCTCTTCCTCAAACGGCGGTAGTACAACCGACTTCACATCGAACCTTTTCCGCTTGCCCTCCTTGTATTCCTGCATCCTGATCATCGCTTTCCGCGCGGCCAATCCAATTGGAACTACAACATTATTCCAATACAGTACAGCATCCTTGATAGTGTAATGCCTCGGAATCTCTTTCATTCCGTCTTTACAATGGAAGTGACACTTACCATCAATGCTCCATGCACCATGGTCATCCAAATCGCCACATTCAACATCCCAGAACTCTGGTCTGTTCTCTCCGCAATAGTGGATAAGAGCAGCCTTATGCCCACATAAAGGACACGGCTTCATTTGCCCAACCCAAAACTCATTGTACTCCCTGTTGGACTCTTCTAGCCACTTCGTGATTCGTAACAACAATCCCATTATGCCTCCCTCCGCTTCTTCTCTATCCACGGAACAGTAATCCAGTCCACCTCATGCGAATCAATCTGCTTCACGTAGTCGAGATAACTGTCCAAATTGTCGTGATACTCCCTAACCGCCGATGCAGACACGCCATAGAGATAGGATTCGGACAGTTCTAGTTCCTCCACTCGTCCGTGCATCCTACGCATGATTTCGGAAGGGACATGCACACCATCACCACCATTGTGTCCTTTCACAATGGCTAGACAATCTATGTTGTCCAGTATGCTTTCCCATTCGTGCCATGTCTGGAATATCTTTAGTTCGTCCTCACCTATAATCATATAGAGAGCTGTATCGCCATTGATACGATTACGAACCTTGAAGTCTAGCAACGTATGAATGAACCGCCTCCGCTTCACCACCTCTTCGTCCAATGGGGTGTTCGCCATGCAAAGGCTCTTTAGCCTAAGTTCGGAATCGTCAAGTTCTATCTTCTTTCCGTATCTGGGGCCAAGTGTCCATAGCATCTCTTCTGCACAGGTTAGCCTCTGCGAATCTGTCAGCCAACGTTCCTTCCCTTTCCTATGGTACTCTACAATCGTTGGAATGACATAGAGCTTCTGCAATTGAAGGGTGTCAATCGCCTGCTTGCAGATGTCCCTGTGGGCGATGGTGAATGGGTCGCCAGTAAGTCCAAATATGGCTATTCTATTGTGCATTATCCTCTCCATTCTTTCCTATGAAGTCAGATGCTTCATGCACGTTTATGATATAATACTTTGGAACGCTATCGCACAACCAAGTTGTGTCATTCCCAGTATGATAGAACTCGATACCATCATCATACATCAACCTTGCATTGATAGAGAACACAACTGGGTTAGGGTCTCTCCTTTTTCCAACTGTTATAGCAGTTGTTATGTCGCTACTCAAATGGACATACTGTCGCCCCATCGGCTTAAGACCTTTACCAGAAAGTCCTGCAATCTCCCTATAAGCCTGATGAGTAGTACCATGATATAATACAGCAGGAGGTTCTTGCGGAGTGTACTCAATCTTCTGCTTGATTGAGTGTCCGTATGTTGCACGAATCTTGTTATCCTTAATCTCAAACCGCTTCTTCTCAGAATTGTCTATGATGTAACAAAGACTTGCAACAGTCACATCTAAATGACTGTTCTCTTTATTCAAAGCATTTATGAGATCACCAACTGAAACCCACCCTTCTGAATCCAGTTCAAGTCCAAAAGCAGATGGATTATGCCTTAGAGCATAGGAAACAGCCTTTGAAATGTTTATGTATCTCTTGTCCATTAGTGACTATCCTTTTGAGGAGAAAACAATTCTTCTTTGTCGTGTACCCACATTCTTGTATCTGCGTGCCAGAAGCAGATTCTTCCTTTTTCATCGGGAGAAGTGCTATCTACAAGAACATCCTTCTTCAACTTCTTGTGGTACAAGAACTCGGTTGCTTTTACCTTGTGGGAAATAAACTGCTCGTCTTTCTTGAAGTAGGCACACATATCCATGAACTTGTTAAAGAGTTTCGGATCCTCCGTCTGCCACGAAAGGCAGTATGCCCACGGATTGTTGACGGAGCAAATCTCCTTCATCACAGCATAGAGTTCCGAGTAAATAGGTCTATGGGTTTTCGTGTTTTTCATTAGTGCTTCTCCTTGGGAGGACAGAACTGATTCAACGGACTTACTACCCAAATGTTTTCTTTTTCATTAAACCAAAATATCTCAGTCGCAGCCACTCCCGTAAAATACGTATTAACTTGATGCTTAAGCACGAAGACATCGCATCCAGATAGTATATGATATAGCCATCCCATCTCTACTTCTCCTCCTCATGCTTCAGCCGCCAGTCTATGCAGCGGCGGAGGTAGTCAACGTACGACGGGTCTACCGACATCGTTTTTCCAGCAACATCAGAAATCTTGGCGACTGGCGACCCATTAGCCTCGATAACCTTCATAACGATATTGAGCGGTTCTACCCCTGTATCATTCGCAATGTAGGTTCCAATACCGAATGCAACCCTGCTCTTTCCGTTGAAGTGTTCCTTGATTTTGGTTGCTCGCTCGAAGTCTAGGCTATCAGAGAAGAGCAATGTCTTCGTCATCGGGTCAATCCCCAACTTCTTGTAGTGGGCAATCATCTTTTCACCCCAAGCGATAGGGTCGGCGGAATCGTGACGGACGCCGCTAAACAAGGTGGCATAAGTCTTGTCAAAGTCCCGAAGGAAGCAGTCTGTCGTAATCGTGTCCGTGAGGGCGATTCCGTTGTCCGTCTTGTACTCACGAACCCAATACTTCATTGCATAGTAATTAGAGTATGCTGGATTGTGTTCATGGTGAGCTTGGCCAATGGTCTGGATCAGTTCATGTGCCATGGTTCCTACAGGCTTGATTCCGTACTTCTTCGCCAGATACACGTTGGAAGTCCCGACAAATGTGTTCTCCGAAGAGAACCCATGCGCAAACTCTCCAACAACCCAATCCTGCATTTCTGCAGAATAGCGACGACGCATCCCAAACTCGGAGAAGTATCCAAGACGATATTCACCACCTTTCAACTTGTCTTTCTTCTCCAAGACTCGCCTCTTGAACTCTTCGTTCAATGCGCCTACTCCATACTGGAAAGCAAAGTACACCTCATTCACGATAGCGAGAATCGGAATCTCGTACATAGAGGTGTCGAGCCATTCGCCTTTAGCATAGATAACCAGACCACAAGGATCGGTAAAGTCAAGGCTAATGGAAATTTGCTCCATGCGAGGATACCACCTGCGAAGGTGCGAAATGTAGTCTCCGCTCAACCACGGAATTTTGTTCTTGAGCCAAGCAAGTTCCTCCTCCGTGAAGCGAAGTGTGCAAAAGTGCTCTACCTGCTCACGAACCTCCTGCACCATTTCTGGAGTAAAGATTACTCCCTTGTTGCGGCACTTGAAAGCCCAAGTTGTCATGTCCTTGTTGAACTGGTGGTAGACACAGGCCCCCATCGAAAATTTGTAAAGATCGGTTTCTAATAAACTATTGATGATTGGTTTAAGTTTCATTGACGTTTCCTTTTTTTATCAAAGTTTTATGACTCGAATCCCGTTGTGAAAACGATTCCTCTTTATGCTATTCTTAAAAGAAGACACATTTGTTATTCCATGAGTTCTGGCAATACCAGGTATCGAATCTTTTACAACCTCTTGGCCTCCATTCTCATACACTATTACATAATCTCTTCTAGCACTATGATTCATTTGTAGCATTCTCTTGTGGTGTTCTGATTTTGGCACTCCTTTATTAGCCGCAGAAATAAGCATTCTAGTTTTACTAGAATGTTTATATCCTCGTTTCCTACGTGTCTCTGATGCTTTTTGTCCAGCTCTCTTACTACACCCACCATAGCCTCCTGGTTTTAGGTTGTAACAAGACGGATTGTTTTCCATACATTCATCTTCGGAAACTAATCGTGCTTCTATTTCACATGATTCCTTAAGAGAAGTACAATCAAACAGAATCTCCTTCTGGAAATTTTTTATTCCATACTTTCTTATCGCACAGGTAATAGCAACACCAGAGCCAGAATACTCATCTAAAGGGTCTAAAGTAGAGTGATGCCCAATGTAGTAATGACCATTTGTCTTGTTCGTGATTTTATAAACTAGGTGATGGATTTCTAATTCTTTATTGATTCTTTCTTTACCAATAATCTCTAACCCACACGGTAGTAAAACATTTCCTTCTTTTGTTATTGTATATGCACATTTGGAACTCAACTTACGATTCCTTCTCTTTTCTGCCTCTATTAGTAGTCTTTGTATGTTAGATATTCCTTTGTTTTTACCTTTTGCGAAAGTGTATGCACATTTATGTGAACAAATCTTATGATACCCCCTGCGAATGGTTGAAATGTTCTTGTCCATCAAAGGAACGCCGCAAACAATACAGCGAGGGAACTCTTTAATGTCATTTATAACCCAATATATTCTTGTTAGTAAAGTATGACTATCATTTAGCAATGGGGTATGTTGAATCAAAGAAGAAAGAATCTCTTCATTTCCTCTGGCTCTTAACCATTTTACTATACCATTACCTTTGTGTTTCAAAAGTAAGGATTTTAGTTCTTCAAATGACATTTAATCGTACCCTTTCCTTTCAAACTATCGGTGAGAATGGAGATGCTGATGGTGCTGCGGCATTCTTATGAATGTAGGTATCACCAATCACTACAAGATATCCGTCTTCTAGCAGAGAGTTCAAGAGTTGGAATCCGCTTGGATTGTCCACATCGAACACTAGCGAATCATTCACGTCAGATGTCAGACTCACATCTTCTATGCTCTTTGGAATCACGGACTTCGGGTCGCACTTCACCCACCCGAACCTTTCTCCCTTCTGCACGTATGCTCTTCCGTTCACGACTGGTTCTCCTCATACTTCTTCCACTTCTCATACAATTCCTGAACCTTCGCATGGTCTCCGGCCAGAACATCCTTCACAATTTGCAGGTTTTCTAGCACTCTCTCCTTAGTATAGTTCCACCCTCCGTCCCACATCGTCGCATACGTTGCGGCAACCGCATTTCTCTGTGTCACATCCGCCAACTCCTTGCGGAGTCTATAGCACTCATTCCGAAGGACCTCATTCTCCTTCTCTATCAGAGGATAGTGGAAGTCCGCTGGAACATCATCGTCTATATCAGTCTCATAGATTTCAAATCTATAGTCAAGCTCTTCCTGTTTATCCCCCTCCTGCTTGTACAGAAGCAGGGTGTCTGGATTCTCCCACTCCCGAATTATCGTCTTGTCCTTAGACTGAAACTTTCTACCACGGCGCTCGCAGTACACCCTTGCCATTATATTGCTAGCGAAAATCTTCAGAGGGCTGAAATCCATTGCGGTTTCGTTGCCAAATTCCTCTTTGGCTTCTCTACCACAAGTGAAAAGAACCACAAAGCACTTCCGCTTTGGCTTGTCGTTCGTTGTCTCTGTCGGTTTCTGGCACATTGTCTTTGTTCTTCCTTGTCGTTGACGGCACATATTTTACCACACCTTGCGGACGGCTTTCAAGAGGGTCTAGACAAAAACCTCGAGAGTTCTCTCAAAGCGTTCGTCGATTTCCTCCGCCGTAGAATCATCAATAAGTTCTCCTTCAATCTCCTCTTTGGTATCTATTGAATCGCCGCTATCGTATTCATCTTCTTCTGCTGGTTCATCCGTATGCAGAAGTTCGTCTTTCTGGATAATCCAGACGCAATCCTCAAACGGAAGACCATATTCCCATCTCGTCTTGTGAATGAAGTGTACGGCACAGTTTAGTTCCTTGCATACCGCTTCCGCCATGCCTCCGAAATACACGTCATTCACCCTATCGGTAGGGCAACGGAATCGTATGACATACACCCCTCCGCTCTTCTCCTCTATGTCGTTCCTCTCTATCCAAGGGATACCATACTCATCGTCTGTGAATCGGTATCCCTCTACGGACTTCGCATAGATTAGAGCATAGAGCTTGTCCGTTTCCGTTGGAGGAGGTGGTGGAACATAGGGCGGCGGTGGAGGGGAGAAGGGCTTTGCTTCTGCCGCCCCCCTCTCTACCGCCCTACAAATGATTCTAGGCCTTCTCCTCATCTTTCTTTTTGCCTGAAATGAAGGTTTCGGAAGTTGGCTTTACGGACTTGTCGCCTTTCATTGCCTTGAGCAAATCGTTGATGTCCGCATATGAGGAAATCTTAACAACAGGTTCTGGAACAACATTCGGGCGTGGTACTTTCTCTAATGCAATCTGCTTCAATTGCTCATTGTTCTGTCTAGCTATATCCATAGCGAGACCATACGACAATCCTTCGAATTCTCCGCCATCTACTCCATCTGCCATAAGACAGATAACAACATCTCCCAAGACATAGTTTTCTATCTTCTCACCATGGTTATAAAGAAGCGTCGCTATCTGATTAACCTTTGATGGATCCCTCCCATAATCAAAGTACCCCTCGTCATTGACGAGAAATTCAATGCAATCTCGTCCGCCCTTCTGCAACGTCTAAACGATCACATGGTCGAGGAATCGGCATCCAATAAGTTCCTTTGCCTTATCAAATACGCTCTTCCCCTCTTCAACGATCTTCACTTCTGAAGTACCGTCCACATGGACAACCACGCAGAAGTTGCCGCAAACTATCTTTTTAGTTTCTGGACTCATTTTCGTTCTCCTTTTCCTTGTTAGTTATGCTACCTTGTAGAACTTGCCGTTGACGATTCTAGCCTTGCCGGCCCGAACCATCTCCGTCTGGTAATTCTTGATTGCATCGTCGATTTGCCAAGCGAACGGGTCGGTAATCTTCACCCTATGGAATCCTTCCTCACCGCCGCAGAACTGCGGGAGTTCTGGATACCCCTCCTTGTCGCAGTCTAGCCAGCAGGCATTCGCATATGATGCACGAGCCATGATTACGATAGCCCAGAGCGAACGGAGCGGATACCCAGTGGGGTTCCCTACGTCGAATGAAAGTCCTGTCGGAACATAGTAGACATAGGGAGCGGTTTCGTCCTCATGGATTCCAGCGGTCGCAAGAGCCTTAAGGTTTTCATCCTTGTGCGCCAAGAGGTGCTTTGCGAACTTTTGGCTCTCCTGTGAGAGCGCATCTGTCTCGATGTTGAAACTTGTGTCTTTCATTGTTGTTGTCCTTGTTTGTCGTTGACGGCTCATAGTATACCACAACCCCGATTGGGTTGCAAGGGGGTGACGAAAGATTTTGAAAAAAAGGTTGCCGCCTAATGCAGCAACCTTCCGACCGAAATCAACCTAGCCATCTCAGGCTTTCTTCTTGACGGCGCTAAAAAGCCAATCAAGATATTCCTGCATGTTGTAGGTCGCGCTCCAGAACTGCTTCTCGAATGCGGCTCTCGCCTCTTCCTCTGTTTCGTAGTCCGCCGCATTGATTCGCTTCTTCTTCAACGAACCTCCGTTAAGTTCATATATCCGTCTGGCGGCGGCAATCTCCTGCCCTTCGTAAAAGCCGTTTGCAACATCGCTTACGAATTTCCCTAGTTCATTCGCAATCCAAGCCTGCTCCTTCGCGGCATCTTCCGCCTTGGTTCTAGCAAACTCAGCCTCAGTTATCTTTGCATTAGCCTCAGACAGGCGAGCTTCTAGTGTCTCTATCACCTTGTTCTTGCTGGCAAGTTCCTCGCTAGTGGCTCCTAACTGCTTCATAAGTTCAGGCAGGTTCTCCCGAATCCCTTGAGAGAGACCCGCACAAAGCACGTTGCCTAGCCGATCGATAATCTCTTCACTTGTCATTTCTCGCTCCCTTCTATCACTTTATTCAGCCATTCAATCTTCCTCCCAAGTTCATCGCCGGGGCTAGTTCTCTTGAACTCCCCGCACCAGTTGTCTGACTTCACCTTCGGAAAGTATGTGTCGTGTCCATTTGTGCTTGGAGGTAGCCTGTGGCATTCCGCAGCATACACCGTCTTGCAGTTGTCGTCCATCCAAGAGAACTTGTTTCTCCAGAAAAGGCAGATTTCGCAACACTCTTTGTCTTCAGCCATTAGTTTGTCCTTTCGATTCGTGAGATATGAAACGCATAATGCCCAATCCCTTCATAAGCCCCTTCACCCCATTCTTTGTGCCTAACAGTTGACCGAAGAGAATATCCGTTACACCATCCAATAAACCGAGGTGCTTTAGCTCCATACCCATTTATAAACAAGATAGGGAGCGGACTGATAAAATCTACTTCGAAACATAAACTATTGGCATTCCCATTCGCCTCTATCCAATTATCAACCCTGGCATCCCAATATGGCTTATACTCTCTGTATTCTTCCTTCTTCTTTCCAGAGAGAATCATGTCGAACCACTTCTTCTTAATAGGAAGAACCAACATCTTTTTCATGCTCCACCCTCCTTGCTCTTAATCTCAATGTCGTGGTAGAGCCAAGTCCCCAACTCCTCCGTATCCTTAAGTTCGTCTCTCGCCGCCTCAACTATGATTCCATGCTTCGGAAGTATCTTGCCTACAACCGCTTTCAGGACATTTTCCTCCACGTAGGGGAAGGAATCCATTATCTCCCTACTGACCGCATCTGCTATGCTGCCTATCATTATGACTTGCATCTAGTCCTCTTTCTCTCTATCTTCGAGCCACCTATTGTCTAAAACTACAAACATCACGACCACAACTATCATGAAAATCGTCCATATTGTCCAGAACAAGCCAACCGCCATAGAACTCGTGGCCCTTTTGTAGAGGTCTTCATTCGTAGCACCCTCCCATATCGTCGGACAATCATTTATCGTCCCGCTCTTGAGCATGGCATAGATGCTCCCCCGAAACTCCTTCGGCATGTAACGAAATACATCCCTCGTGTGCCATCCCGTGCCTCTGACATGGCGGCTAGATGAAACCATATCGTAGGAGAATGTCTCATAAGGATAGGCATTGCCGCAGAACGAAACCTCCTTAGAGTGCTTCTTGTCAGACTTTACTACATCCCAAGTCCAATACGTCTCTGTTCTAGTCCTAGTGTGAGGACGCCCCTTGCTGTCGTGGACGGTGTATCTAACCGTCCTTGTGTGCATAGTATATTTTTCCTTGTCCCTCCTTATCCAAAGATGCTCTCCATCAAGCCCTTCCCATGTCACCGTGTCAATCGCCTTGAAGTCCCCTTCGACGAATGCATTCCCTACATCAGTGTCGCAAGCCTGCTTTAGTTCGGGTCCGCTATCCCTTATCTGTATCGCCTGCCGATACACCAGATTTCGTTCATCCACGTGCTTCTTGATTGCGCCTGCAATAAGAAACCCTATGGAGAATAGGACGCCTACAATCAGAACGGAGAAGATTACTTCCCTAGGGGTGACCTTGACGTCAGGCTCACCCCCATAGGAATAACCATACCCGTGATTCCTCCACGGCAGGTTCGATGGACGATAGATTCCCATTAGAAGAGCTTCATCGGTTTCGTGTCTTTCACTGATTCGTCGGCAACGTACATTTCGTATTGCTGCACTTCATAACCAACCCATCCGAGAAAGATTGAAGTCGGGAACTTCCTGCAGTGATAGCGGTAATCCCTTACCGATTCGTTGTAAGCCTTCTTGTGCTGCGCAAGATGATTCTCTGTCAATGCAATCTCCGTCATAAGTTGCTGGTAGTTCTTCTGCGATTGGAGTTCAGGATACTGTTCTGCAACCGCATTGATAGATGCCATCGTTGCCTTGAAAGCGGAAGCCGACATATTCTTGCCGCGCATCCGAATAGTGTCCGTCAGAGTCTTGTACTCATGAGCATCGTACTGCTTCACGCACTCGGCGATTTCCGTGAGCTTGTTGAAGCGATTTGACAATTGAACATCTACCCCGGATTTCGCCGTGTTTACGGTCTCTTCCAGCGATATTGCGGAGTTCTTGGAAGAGAATACCATGCATGTGGTAATGAGTCCAATGCCGACAATTGCGGCAAGAACGATAAGAAACATCTTCATCTTTTGGGATTTCCTTTCTTCTGTTTGATTTAGTCTGCGACAACCTTCTTGCAGAACATCTGCTGGCACTTCGTCTGGATCTCATCAGGCCCTATGCCCATTATGTACAATGCCTTGAGAATCTGCCCAAGCATCGCATTGGCCTTTAACTTGATGTTCGTGGAAGTCTCCAGCATCTTGCCGTACTGCTCCGCAAACTTGGCATTCTCTTCCCGAAGTTTTGCCGTCTCTTCCTTAAGTGCCGCAAGTTCCTTCTCCACCTCTGGTGAACGAATGGCTTTGGGCTTTGTTGCCCTCGGCTTACGGGGTGCCTTTAGTTTGTTTTCCAATGTCTTTGAACTAGTCTTCTTCTGTGTTGCCATTTTGCTTTTCCTTTCTTATCGGGCATTCGCCCACATAGATGCGGAGGGGGCTCCTTTGACGCCTACACCATTCTGCCCATGCTGAGCGAGAAAGTCAACGTAGGAGAACAAATCCTGCTTGCAGAGCATGAAAAACATACTGTCGCTTGCCGTCCCATCGAGACCGAACTTGTGGATAATCTCCGAAGGAACGATGTCTATCTGCTCCTGCTTGAATACCTTGTGGTTCTCATCCGAATAAGCGATGAGGCACTTGCTCTGTCCAATGCAGCAGGCTATCTTGCAATACACCGTCTCCCTCTCCAAATTGCTAAGAAGTTCCTTCAATGCGAAATAACGAGCAGCGATGTTCAATGTCACATCTGCCTTGGTGGCATCTTTCCCATGGGGAGAGCCGCCTCCGATAGGGCAGTTCAATCCATAGAAGTCCACAGCCAACTTGCGCCCGACAACACCCGCATCTCCAACGGACGAATGAATCACATATGAGCCTGTCCCGTTGATAAGTAGTTCGTCGCAAGTGTGATGATGCTCAGAAAGAACATCATGAACGATGTCTGCGACAAACTGCTTTGCTACCGCCTCCTTTTCTGGAAGCATAGGAGCGGCCACGACAATCTGCTCTGCATTGAGTCCATCCGTAAGAGAAACCAAAACCTTGATATCAAGTCCAATTGGGGCTTCTCCCTTCAATGCGGCATTGTAGAGCCGTTTCCCGATTTCGTGGGAGAAATAGCGGTCACGGGGCATATAGCCGTAATCAGCCTTTCGCCCATTGGTTGTAGCCATCCCCATAAAGCAACCCTGATCCCCCCAGCCCTCTCTATCTACCCCCTGTGCGATATTTGGAGACTGCTGCCCGATAAAGTTGTTCACGAGGACATGGTCGGCATTGAGAGTAGACCCCTTCGGCCACTTCGCCGCATATTCCGCAGTATAGCCTACCTTCCGAATCGCCTCCTTCACATGGAAAGCGAGTTCGCTAGTCGTAGGTTCCCAAGTCGAAGTCACCTCACCAGCAAGGTTGCAGATATGGTCTTTCAACTGGACTTCGAGCGCAAATCTAGTCTGAGGGTCGTGCTTGATGTACTCGTCCAGCAGATACGATGCAATGAGATCCGCGGTCTTGTCTGGGTGCCCGCTAGACACATACTCCGAACAGTAGTTCACTTCTTTGTTTTCCTTTTCTAGTATTGATTAGAGTTTCTTCCAAGCCTGTACCGCATCATAGAGCCATCCTACGATGCAAAGAACGATAGCCAATGGCCAAACGGAGGCAATCAATGCGGAATTCAGAATCCCTAGCATGACCTTCCCATGCAGTATGTCCTTCTTGTAAACCTTGCCTATGACTAGTCCTATGATGAATAGAAGTCCCGCAACGGCAAGATAGCAAATAGTAGCGGTTCGCATTGGATTCTCAAAAGCTCCTAGACTTGATCCAGAGAATGATGATGAATGGCAGAACGATAGGCCAGAGCATGATTGCAATCATCCTCCCTTGGCATTCGCCATCGTTGGGTCTGGGTTGCCATACTTGGCATCCATTTGACATACTCCCAATGCTGAAGCTGTTGGGATTCTTGGTTGCAGACGGTTCATGCCACCAACTCCTCCATGGAGTTTCTGGTCTTATCTGAACCTCGCCAATCGGCAGATGTCCCTGCCGTTAGAATGTTTATCGCCGCATTCATATCGCGGTCGTGCTTTGCTCCGCACTGTGGGCATACCCACTCTCGGACTCGAAGGTTCTTTGTGTCGGGATTCTTGCACCCGCACTTGTGGCACGTCTGGCTACTAGCAAGCCACCTGTCTACCTTGCGGACTTCCTTCCCGTTCTTCTCCGCCAGATACTCAAGCTTGG